GGTGTTGGAGCTATAATAAAAGTATCGTTATCGAATAAAGCATAGTAAAGGGGTTTACCTGTTGTTGCTGCTGCTGGTGTGTAATCTCTAATCCATGAAACATGTTTTAATAATAAATAACTATAATTACTATCGCTGTCAATTAAAGCTAGACTAAAAGGAGACAAAAAGTCTGTAGGTTTTGAAAGATAAGTGTTCCCTAAAGTTACTTGTCCGTTAACATTTTTACGAAAAACAGGTAACTGAACAGCTTTTAAAATACGTTCTTCGGTGGTTTGTATAAAGGTATCTAGTGTGTTTACAAACGTAGTTTCAGTGTTATCTAAATAATTCTGTATCGCTGTTTTTAACCCACTATATGTAAATCCCGCCATTATTCTATACTCACTGTTATGCTTCCCAAACCACTAGTTGCTCCTAATCCATCAAAAACTGTTCCTACAGGGTCAGATTTAAAAGTCATACCGCTTCCTGGGTTTGTAGTGATTATAACCCCTAATTGACTCTGAGGTAAAGAAACGTCAGGACGAGGTTTCCATAATACTTGTGCATCAGCGGATATACTTGGTGGGTCTAGTTGTGGATGTTTAGGTTCATAACACTCGTGACATGTTCTAAAATTTTCCCAATTACCTTTTGCTGATTTATAAGGGTATCTAAAACCACAAGTATCACAGATAAAATAAGCGTATTTACCTGAAGCGTAAGCCATTAAATATACTCGTGTTTAGGAACAAGTTTCAAAGGAGAACGGTCTTCATCGTACCTTATAGCGTTGCTTAAATCCTGTTCGTATTGTTGTTTTATTACAGGTAACTTTTGTACATTCTTTTTTAAACATAAATAATAAGCTAACCCAGAAACTAAACAAGGCATAAACCTAGTAGGTATATCTACGTCGTTTATTTGAGCCGAAGAATCTTCTATTGTTTTCCAAACATAGTAAATGAGTTTGTCAGTTGAATTGTCGGGCGTTGGATAAAGATGAATAACAGGACTTTTTAATCTTTCTAACCAGTATTCGGTTGACCTAGCTTTAATTGTTTTATTAGGAATACTAACAAATTCATTACGGTCCATTCTATCTAATGTGTAATCAGTAACGGTTCCATTAAGAGTTGTTTCTATATAAGCGTCTAAGATGTCTATATCGAAAGAATTAATAGTATACTCACTAGTTCCTTCAGTAAGAGTAAGTTCTTCTTTAGATACTTCCCACATTTGAATACCTCTGTTTGACCAATCGGCAAACATAATATTCATAGAACGTCTTGCAGTTACTGCATCGTAAGACGTACGAGCTTCTAATCCTGCAAGTTCGTACGCTTCTTCGATTGCGGTCGCTACATCTAAACTAAATGCACGAGTTCCTGAGGTCGCCATATTAGTTGTAGTAAGCTACAAAAAAGTCGCAATTAGCTAATACTACATAGGCTCCTGTTTTAAACCTAACTCCATCATTGGGTAGATAGTGGTCAAAAGATTCATTTGCTGCTGAACCAAACTTAAACTCTATTAAAAGTTTAGTTCCACTAGCACTAGTTCCATCGTAGATTTTTATAGAACCATCTGCAGCACTTGCTTGTGCTTGAACAGATTGAATTCTTATCGAACCTAAGTTAGTAGCACTACCTGCTCCAGTGCCTATGAACCCTTGTAGTTGCCCTGTGGCTGTTAAAGCCTTAGTTGCTTTTACATCGGATGAACTCATATTAAGCTCCTATTATGCGATTTGAGTATATTCAATAATAAACGTAAAAGAACCTGCAGTTGTAGCATTCACTGTGTTAGTGATGTTACAAAAAATAGTTCTTGCAGTGTCTGTATATTGAACTGAAGCTGGAGCTGTTGTTCCATCTTGTGTTTGAAGAACTAAAGCAGTTTGAGTTACGTTGTGAACAACGACAGTTGTACCGCCATCAAGTATTTCATCAGTTTGAGCTGCAACAATTTGTGCACCTGAAGAAGATGTACCTACTTCATAACCAATATCACCTGTTCCAATAACAGGAGCAGTATCACAAAATATTTTTATATCAGTGATTATTGTATTTGCTGGTTGAGTAAATTCACCTATTGAAGGAGAATCTCCTGCTGTAGTATTTACTGTTACACCCGTTGCAAAACCTACATGTTTTACATACTTATTAGTAACAATACCAGTTGATGCGATATCTACAACATCAGTTGCTGCACCTGTACTACTATTAACTGATATTACTTTAAAACCATTTTCAGACCTGACTGGTCCATTAAATGTCGAATTTGCCATAATTTCCTCCTACGGAAATAAGTTCTATTGTCTCGGCTTGTCTGCTAGGTCAGTCGATAGAACAATTTAATAAATCCTAGTCTTCTGATTGTATATCATTCGTTTACAAAAGAAAAGGGACCCGAAGGTCCCTTTAATTTATTCACAAAAGCGAATTATGCTCCAGGTGAACCGAAGATACCTCTCCAGTCACTCCAACCAAAGCTGTAACGTTCTCTTGCTTTGTATCTTACATTACCAGTTTCGAAGTCGCCTTCCATACTAGTTGATACAGGCGTTCTAACAAAATGTTTAAGTCCGTTAGGTACGTCAGTTTTGATAAAGAAAGCATCAGTATCTGTTAGATAATGGTTTACAACATAGCCGTCAGGAATCATTCCCATGTTTCTAACTGCGTTGATGTCATTATCTGAAGTACCGACTCTTCCAGGAGTTTCCATAAGTCTATCTGCTACAAATTGCAAAGCAGGCGGAATAATTAATTTTTTCGCCTGTGCATTAACTTTAAGATTTCTCTCATCTTTGAAGTCAGCGATGTCAATCAACGCTTGTTCAAGAGAAGTCTCATTTAAGTCAGCTGCAACAGTTAACTCATTTTTCAAGTCTACGTTAGCAACAGTAGGGTGAGCTGTAGAACATAACTCTACTCCATCACCACCAACAAATGATGAACTAAACGCATTGTTTAATACGTTAGCTGCTTTCACTTGCTTAGTTGTTTGCATTGACCTAGCTAAAGCTCTTGTGTATCTTGAAGAAAGTGTATCGTAGAGGTTATCTTCGATAGCTTCTTCAGTTAACGCAAATGCTAATGCTATTGTTTCGTGTGTGAAACGCGATGTCCAGGATTCTTGAGCTGTATCGTAAACGACTGCTGCTCCTTCTCCTTTAGTCGGTGCTTCACCAAACCCACTTAACATTACTTCTTCCTCGAATGCTCTTTCAGAACTCTCGGTGTCGAAGATGTCTTCGTGTTCGTTATTGTATCTCTCATACTCTAATCCAAAAAGAGCATGGAGTCCAGGTACTAGTTCTTTGACTAGTTGGGCTCTATTAATTGCCATTATTTATTCTCCTTAGATTATACAGCAAATGTGTTAGTAGGGAATGTAAAGAGTCCTCTCGCAAAAGCACCTATTTCATTGCTTGGTTGCGAGGCGAAGCCTACACATAACGCTACACCACTTGATGTTGTCGCAGTTGCCCCTTCCTTTGACCTACCGTTAAGCGTGCTGCCTGCAGTAGTAGAAAGAGTATATTTAGAGCCGATGAAACTTACCGCAGGTGTACCTGCTGTAAATTGAGCTTCGTAAACAATTCCAGGGTCATTGTAAACGAGAGCTTCTGCATCTGCTCCACCTAGTGTTGCTGTAGACCCAGTCCAAACTTTTGAAAAAGTTGGAGTGCCGTCTGTAGCAGTAAAGAATACTCCGTAGAACACACCTACAGGAGTGCCAGTCGCCGTGCCTTGAATGACATATCCGCTTGATAAATTAACAACATCACCTGAAAAGATTGATGCTGATGCTTCACTTGCGATTCTCATTTTAGCAGGACGAATAACACCACCGTACATATGATATGCGGGAGTAAAACCATCTGGTTTATTTGTATTAGCCATGATTATCTCCTTTGTCTATATACATTGTTATTATTAAGTTCCTTTATCGGTATTTTTACTACCGAATGCGACTTTAGAAGACCTTTGGATATCACTATCTTTTATAGGCATTCTAGCATCGCTTTCTCGCATGTAGTTATTGTCTACACCGTCCATAGCAGATTTTGCTTGGTCTTGAAAATAAGCTGTACGCTCACTTGCAGTTTCAACAGGTACTTTAGCGAGAATTAAACCTCCAACCCCAATTATTCCTTTATTGCTTCCACTATCTACAGTAGGGGCTTCAAAATCAGGATAATCTTCTGCTCTCACAGGTTCATATCCTTCCCTAATACGTTTAGACATATTAGATTTATCGTCCTGTCCTCTAGTAGCTTCGCGAATCCATCTGAATTGATATCCAGCAGGAGCTTCTGGTGCGTCTAACATTGACGGGGGTTTCCAAGGCGTTCTGCGAGTTTGAGAGTCTCGTGTCTCTGCAGACCGTGAGTTACGGTCAGTTCTGACTTCCATCATATTATCTTCGGTCATTTTTATACTCCTTCGATATGCTTAGCATATTCTTCTAGCGGCACATTAAGTCTTTTAGCTATTGCTACTTGACTTGGTGTTAGCTTAATTTTGCGTGATGATTTTTTACCACTAGCACCTCTGCTAGAAGCAGCAACCTGTTGCACGGGGGCAGATTGCTCGTTAGAAAACTTGTGTGGGAAATTTTCAGCCATACGTTTGTCTACTTCAGTGTAATACGTGTTAGAGGTAGGGTCTATTCCACCCTCCACTAGTTCTTTATGTATTCCAAATGCTGCAAACGTCATTGCTTGGTCATCTCCAAACCATTTATTTCTTTCAGCCCATTCCTCTGCTTTAGGGTCGGGTCCAGAAGCCTGAGGTTGTAACGTAGGTTGATAAGGTTGTTCAACAACTTGTTGTGGTTGTTGTTTATCTCTGACTTGTTGTTGAGCAGATAATCTTCTGAGATTTTCTGATTCAGCACTTGCCCTAGAAAGTTTTTCTGTTGCGTTTGCAACTTGTTCCCCATCTCCTGCATCCTGAGCCTCTTTTAAAAGTATTTTTGCTCCTGCTATTTCTGATTGTACCCTATTGTCGTACTCTTTGAAAAGAGAAGAATCCGAATTCTTTAATTTTTCTTTTAAAGAAGTAGCTGTTTGATTAACACTTTGAGCATAATTAACAGCTTCATCTCTCTGTCTTTCTGCTTCCCGCATTTTATAAGTTAACTTATCAATACGTTTTTGTACTGAATCTGTTATCTCATCTAGTTCATCTTTGGGTTTAATTTCTGATACAGCTTGTTCTTCAACCACTATTTCGTTTTTGATTGAATCGTCTACGTCTGCTGCGTGTATATCGACTTCCCCTTCTGGAAGTTCTAATTCTATTTTTTCTGCTTCGTTATTTTGCATGAGTCCTCCTCAAGATTGTTATGATAAAATTGCTTCTGGGTCATCAATACAGGCTAAGATTTCGTCATCATTTAAAAGACGCATATCGCCACCTTCTATTTGAAAACGAGCTCCAGCATATCTGCCAAAGATTACCCAATCACCTTCTTTACACCAAGCTCCCTCAGGGAACTTATGTGGGTCACTATACGCGTCTGGTCCTAAAGCTACAACATAACCAACAACAGTTGCAAGTCTTTCTTTATCAACAGTTGCTTTAGCTAAGTGTATGCCACCTTTAGTTATACTCGATTGTGTAAAAGGTAATATTAAAATTCGATACCCCGTTGGACGTGGTAGCGATTCCGCATGAGAGTCTAAGTTCTCAGGAGTGATTGTAGGCTCTAGACTCATGTCTGGGGCATTATCACTTCCAAAATCCCTTAATACTCTATCTGGAACATTTTTTGTTTCGACTTTACTAGTCATTTGCATCCTCCATTTTAGAATGTAAAGTTTGAATCTCCTGTTCACAGAAACTCAAACCTGCTATTTCACCGACTATCCTTTGGTATTGTTCAAAGTTCTCAACACTTCCAGAAGCCAATGTTTGCGTGAGAGCTTCTTTTCTCTCACGATATTTACGGAGCAAATGCTCCGTAGCCATGATATAATCCATTTATTTAATGTAGTTATACCAAAGAAGTCCTTTTGTTTGTCCGTAAGCAGCCTTTACTTTTGACTCTTTACCAACAATATTGCCTTTAGCATCCGTATTTACTTCACCAGCAGTAACAGACTGTGTTCTAGTATTATCCACTATTGATGGTTCACTAGGTTCAGCTCTATTACCTTTTTTAGAAGGTGATGGGTATGCTTTCATTTTATCGTCGTAATACTCTCGCATTAGTTTTCTCCGTTTTGTTGTCTACTATCCCGAACTGTTTTTACTAGCTCGTTGTAGTTTTTATCAGCGTCAGCTTTCGCTTTCAACTCTAATTCTTGTAACTCTATAGCAGATTTAGTATCTTGTACTCTTAAATCTGCATCTATTTTTTCACGTTTAATTTGTGCGTCTAATTCAGTCTTCATTACAGAAAGTTGTGCGTCTCTTGCGTCGTCTTCTGCTTTTTGCATCAACTGTTCTTTTTCTAACTGTAATTGTTGTTGGAACATTTCCATTTGTGGGTTTTGTTGTGCTGCGGCTTGTGCTTGTGCCATAGCCTGTGCTTGACCTGTAACTTGTTGTGTTGCTTGTGCTGCCATCATAGCTATTTGATTCATAACTTCTGGAGGCATTTGACCGTCTTCCATAGAAGGTAATGGTTGTCCCATTGCTTGTTCTATTTGTTGTTTATACAACATTGCTTGGTGTTCTTGTATATTAGCTCCTATCGCCTGAGTTGCCATAGGGTTTTGTTGAATCATAGGGTTTTGTAAAAACGCACTATGACTAGCTATATACGCTTCATGATTTTGAAACTCGTAAGCTTTTATAGGATTACCTGTCATTGCTGATTGTTGTTCACTAATAGGGTCTCTTGCGGGTACTTCTTCTTCGGGAGGTAATAATGCGTCTATATCTTTAATATTTAACGCAATATACATTTTTCTGTAAGATTCTCTTAAATCATGTAAATCAGGTGCTGCTTGTGCCATTTGTAGCTGTGTTTGAGCTAAAGTTATTCTTTGAGTCATACTAAAGATATTTGGGTCACTAACAGGTATAACATCTACAGAATTATCGAAATCTTCTTTAAATACGTTTTCTGAGGCACCTTGTACTTGATATGGGTATTCTGGTGGTAAAAACTCACCAAATACTCTTTTTAAAATTTTAAACTCAGTTCTTTGAGCATAATGTAATCTTTTATGGATAGCTGACATAACTCTTTGTCCTTTTTCCATAAGTGCTACTGTTGTTCCTACAGGGGCTTCAGAGTTGCCATCTCCTGTTGGATTTTCTACAGTAGCTGCAAATCTTTTACCAGAATCAACTAATGCTCCTAATAACGTGGCTAAAGTACCGCTTGGTTCTTTATACGGTAAAGGAAGAAAAGCGTCTTGTAATCTTCCTCCTGGAGCGTCAACATCACGCCATTCTCCAGGTTGTAGGGGGTCATCATGACGCTGAATGTTTAATCCTCGTGATTTAAAACCTGCTGGAAGGTTAGAAAGTGTT